ACCGCTCCGATCACCGGCACCAGCGCCACAGGTTCAGTCGGCACCGTTGGCGCCACCGTTACCATTGCGCTATCTGGCGTGCAGGCTACCGGGCAGGTCGGGACAGAGGGTGTCAGCACAACGGTTCCGGTCACAGGAACTGAGGCAACCGGCGCCGCGGGATCTGTTGGCTTGGTTGTCACCGTTGAGTTGTCAGGCAACAGCGCGACCGGCGATGTTGGGACGGTCACGGTGGCGCCGCAGCCGGTCATTGTTATTGACGACACGCACGACGGACGACGATTTAAAAAGCAGCTTGAACGCGAACGCAAGCTCAGAGCAAAGAAAAAACAGGCAATTCTTGACGCATTCGAGCGCATTGTTGAAGGCCGGCCAGAGATCGCAGAGGAAATTGCCGCGCCGTTTATTGTGCTGGCAAAAGCTAAATCAGCAGTTCAAGCCATCAATTACGACGCGTTGTTTGCCGATCTTGACCGCGTGCAGCGGATATGGGATTTGCACCTTGAACTTGACGACGAGGACGTTCTGACATTGCTATGAGAAAAACTTACATTCAGATTGACGGCAAATTGATTGAAAAGTTTAAATATTACCGCGATCCGGTGGCGCCAATCATCATGCCGGACATCCAGCCTTATCAATCCATGGCAGATGGCTCAATGATTACCAGCCGCAGCCATCACCGCGAGCACCTGCGGCAACACAATTGCATTGAGATTGGCAACGAAACGATGGAAACCAAACCAACGCCGGTAAAAGACAACCGCAAAGAAGTATTGCGGGAACAACTGGCAAATATGACGCACAACGAAGCCAACAAAGTGCTAACCAAGCTGCGTGACGATATACGTTTTATCCGCAGGTAAACCCCCACAGGGAGCAACAATGTCCGACTTAAATGAAATCGTCCCAGTAGAGAACGCAGACGCTCGCCGCGAACTGCTATCCCAGCAATTCGACGAAGCCGCAGAAGCGGCGCCAGAACCTGCAAAAGCTGAACCGGCAAAATATGAAAAGCAGCGGGATGAGTCCGGCAAATATGCCAAACAGTCGGGGCCGGCAGTACCGCAATTAAAAACAGAACCTACCGACCAGGTCGAGGAACCGTTGTGGAAACGCCCACCGGCGAGCTGGAAGAAGGATTACCACGAGGACTGGAAAACCGCCCCTGCGCGCATACAAGAATATGCCTGGCAGCGCGAAAATGAGATGAAAGCCGGTGTCGAGCCGCTTATCTCAAAAGCACAGTTTGCCGACCAGATGCAGGAGGTTTTGAACCCCTACATGAACACAATACAAGGGCTGGGCATCGATGCGCCGAAAGCAGTTAAAGCCTTGATGGAGGCCGACCACGCCCTGCGTTATAGTAATCCGCAGGAAAAGCACCAGTATTTTGCTAGACTCGCACAAAGTTATGGAGTAGATTTAAATAATATGGGTAATCTGCCACAACAGATGCCCGTTGATCCAACCATTTTTGCATTGCAAAACGAACTAAATAACGTTCGCGGAGAAGTGCAAGGATGGAAGCAGGCACAGGAACAGCAACAGAATCAGGCACTTTTGGGTGAGATAAACATCTTCAGTCAAAAAGCTGAGTATTTCGAGGAAGCAAGGCCGGTAATGATCCAGCTCCTACAGAGCGGTGTGGCCACCGACCTCGATGACGCATATCAAAAAGCATTACGCTTAGATCCGAACCTTTTTGAAAGTGTGCAAGCCAGCAAACAAGCTGAACTTGATACGGCAAAAAGAGCGGCAGCAAATAAAGCTGCTAAGTCGGCGCGAGCGGCAGCGGTGAGCGTGCGTGGCTCCACACCCGGGACCGTGACAAATACCAAAGCACAAGATCGTCGGGCGTTACTTGCCGAACAATTCGACAATATGAGCGACCGACTCTGATAATTTTATAAGGAGCTTTCATCATGGCTTTTGCCAATAGCTCGATCAGCGACATTATTGCGACCAACATTCAAAGTCGTAGCGGTGAGCTGGCCGACAACGTAACAAATAATAATGCGCTTTTGCGCCGACTTAAAGAACGCGGAAACGTTAAAACGTTTTCCGGTGGTAACGTGATCTTGCAAGAGATTATGTACAACGACAGCACGACGAACAACACCAACAGCTATAGTGGCTATGAAGTGTTGAACGTTTCGCAAAACAGCCCAATCAGTGCGGCGCAATACGGTATTACCCAATACGCTGCTGCGGTATCGATCAGCGGTTTGGAAATGATACAGAACAGCGGCAAGGAAGCGATTATTGACCTGCTCGACGGTCGTATGAACGTTGCCGAAGCGCAACTGGCTAACCGTATCGGTTCTGATATTTATCTTGATGGTACGGGTAACAGCGGTAAGAACATCACCGGACTTGGTGCTGCTGTGCCGGATGCTCCGACCTCTGGAACGTATGGCGGTATCAACCGAGCGACGTATTCGTTCTGGCAATCGGTTGCTTACTCTGGTTTGACAAACGGCGGCGCGGCTACGACTGCATCCAACATCCAGCAGTACATGGATTCGGTAGCGGTTCAGTTGATTCGCGGAACGGATAAACCGGATCTGATCGTTGCAGACAATATTTACTATCGTCTGTACCTTCAATCGCTGCAATCCATTCAGCGTATTTCTGATTCGGGTAGCTCAATGGCTGGTGCTGGTTTTGCCTCGCTGAAATACTACGGCGCAGGTATGGCATCGGATGTGGTGCTCGACGGTGGTATTGGTTCGGCTGCTACTGCATCGCACATGTGGTTTTTGAATACGAAATACATTTTCTTCCGTCCGCACGTTGACCGGAATTTCGTACCGATTGGCGGCGAACGGCAAGCCGTAAACCAAGACGCGATTGTTAAATTGATCGGTTGGGCTGGCAATATGTGCGCCAGCGGCCCGCAGTTTAGCGGCGTGTTGATAGCTTAAGGAGAATAGATAATGGCTTACACTTATGTAGAAAATCAAGCCGGTCTGTTGCAGATTGCCGCAATTGATACTGGTGTTACTTCGCCGAGTAGCGTTTCGACTGGCAGCACTTCTGTCATTCCAACGCCGCCTAACGTTTTGGGCAAGATCGTGCGCGCTGACGATCCGACCTATGGCGAGGGCGAGTTCATCCTGTTGGTCGGGGTGGCTTCAACGGTGGTCGGTTCGTTGGTTAGCTACAACGCGACGACTTATCAAACGGTGCTGGTGCCAAATACTGCTGTCCAGGCTTGCCCGGTAGCGGTTGCAATGTCGGCTAACCTGGCTGGCACGTTTGGCTGGTATCAAATCGCTGGTAATGCGGTGGTCAAGAAAACGGCAGTTGCGGTTTCCCCGCAAGTGACCGTATTTCTGTCAGCGACTGCCGGTCGTATCAAGGTTCTTGCTTCTGCTGGTCTGCAAGTTGTCGCAGCTCGTTCGGCAAACCTGACCACGATTGCCGCAACCGTTTCGACGGTCACGGTGACAATTAACCGTCCGCACCTGCAAAGCCAGATCACGTAATAATGGCCGATGCAGTTTTAGATGTAGTTGGAAACACACTCCCCAGCGTAATGCTGGGGAATGTGGAGCTGTCTTGCAAAAGGCAGCTTTCCTGGTTTGATTTTAATGAAAAGGTCAACGAGGAAAGCATCTGCATTGTCGGTGGTGCGCCAAGTCTAAATGAGTCGGTGCATCAGCTAATAATTCGGCATCAAAACGGCGCCAGGCTTTGGTCGGTAAACGGCTCTTATGATTGGCTGCTTGCCCGCGGCATCGTTTCTGATGGGCATGTGATGTTAGACGCTAGGCCGGAGAATGTGCGGTTTGTAAAAAATCCCAAGCTGGAGACTCAGTTTTACATTGCCAGCCAGTGTGATCCCTGCGTATTTGACGCTTTAGAAGGCTTTAACGTCGATCTGGTGCACGTTCAGACAGAAGGTGTCTACGAGTATCTCGAAAGCGAGCGCGAGCGCCCTGTGCATCTTATGGGAGGTTTTACGACGGTTGGCATGTTGGCCATGATTTTGGCTAAATTGAAAGGCTATCGGCAAATCTACCTGTTCGGGATGGATTCCAGCTATTCAGAGGGCGAGCACCATGTTTACAAACAAGAATCCAACGACGATGAGCAGATAATTACTGCGACTATCCACGAAACAAAATACCAAGCTGCGCCGTGGATGTGTCAGCAAGTGCGGGACTTTCAAACGCTTGCACGTAAATTTGCCGAAGATGATGTAACAATTGAAGTTTGCGGTCCCGGTTTATTGTACGCAATGGCGAAAGCCATGTCCTATCCACTAACTCAAAGGATTTAAAATGGCTATTCCCTCACGTATTTTGGCTTCTGGTAATTCCCCGCTTTCGACGACCAGCATCTGCGGCGATGGCGCCACCGGCCTGGTCGCCGTTGGCAGCACCATTGCTGATGCGCTGCAACTGTCTGCGGTATGGAACACGATCACCACCAGCTCGGCGTCAACTGGCGTTATTCTGCCGCCAACCGAGGTTGGCGCTATGATCGGCATTCGTAATGATTCTGGCCAAACAGTTACTGTTTATCCGAAATCTGGATCGACGATCAATGCTGCCGCGTCAACATTGTCTGTTGCAACGGCGAAAACCGTTATTTTGTTTGCCACTAGCGCCACGACTTGGGCATCTGTTCTGACTGCGTAATGACAATTCCCTCACGGGTTTTGGGTGCAGGTGCGTCATCATTGATGACCGTTGCCATTTGTGGTGACGGTGTTGATGGGTTGACCGCGGTGGGTTCGACGAGAGCTGATGCGTTGCAATTAACAAAGATTTACAACTCGGTTGATACCGCGGCTTCCGGCACTGGCGTTTTGTTGCCGCCCACACAAATGGGTGCAACAATTTACATCGCCAATTCAGGCGCACACACGATCAAAGTTTATCCGTACGAAACCGCAACAACGGTGAACCAAACTACATCGGCATCCATCGCACAAAATCACACAAGTATACTTTTTGCGGTTTCTAACGCCATGTGGTACAGCATAAACGGCACTAAAACTTAATCCCCACAGGAGAATACAAATGGCTTTAGACAGCGACATCAACAATGCAGATTCGCACTTACATGTTGAGTTTTACACCAACGACCAGAAACCATACAAAGATCGCCCGACGCCGTTTGTGCGGATTATTGTGCCGGGTGATAAAACCAATATTGTTGATCAACCTGTCAGAGAAGATCATAAAGAACGGTTCCCGCGGCAGTGGTTGCATTTTCAAATGCAGAGCGGCGATGGGCCGGTTATTGGGACGCTATTGCAGCAATGGAACACGGACGACGAGGAAAACTTTAGCTCGCATCAAATGGCCGAACTTCAGATTCTTAAATTCCAGACCGTCGAGCAAGTTGCAACGGCTTCAGATAGCCAGTTGCAGCGCATCGGCATGGGCGGTGCTGGATTGCGAGAAAGAGCAAAAACGTATTTGACCAGAAAAAACCAATCCGCAAACACTTCCGAATTGGAAGTTACTCGCCGTGAGCTGAATGAATTGAAACAGCAAATGGCAATGCTGATGGAAACCAAAAAACTCGGCAGGCCGCGCAAAGAGGCGTAAATATGAGCAGCACAATGCTCCAGTTGGTGCAGCAAGTCACAAACGAACTAGGTGTCACGGCGCCGGTGTATGTCGCTGGCAATACCAATCAAGATGTGACGCAGATTCTCGCGCTGATGAACGCGACTGGTTACGAGCTGCTGCGCCGGCACAACTGGCGTGCGATGACCAAGCAGGAGGCTTTTTATACTGAGTTTCTGACCACGACCGGCAACTGGACCACCGCAGCCAGGACGATTACCGGCATTCCCAGCACCGCAGGGTTGGACACGACCTACCAGGTGCAGGGGACCGGCATTAACCAGAATACGTTTATAGCGTCTGTTGACAGCGGAACACAGGTTACTGTTAATCAAGACTTTGCCGCAGCAGGCGGCACCGCGGCAACGGCCTATTTCCAGAAAATGAAATATGACTTGCCCAGCGACTACGAGGCATTGGTGCCGCGCAGTATGTGGGACAAATCCAAGCATTGGGAAATGCTTGGGCCAGAGGATGCTCAACAATGGGAATGGTTGCTTTCAGGTTACATCAGCACCGGGCCGCGCATTCGGTGGCGCCTGCTGGGTTCTTATTTTCAGATATGGCCAGGCACCTCTGCCGCTGAATATCTTGGCTATGAATACAGATCAAACGGCTGGGCTAATTCTGCCGCTGGCGCCGTAAAGACCAGCTTTACGGTGGACACCGACACGACGATTTACCCTGACCGACTAATGGTGCTGTCCACGAAGCTGAAATATTTTGAGGCAAAAGGCTTTGACACCACGGCAATGTTTCGCAATTACTTGTATGAGCTTGAAGCGGCAATGGCGCTGGATATGTCGGCTGCAAACCTAAGTTTTGCACCGCGCCCTGGCACTGTGCTAATCGGATACGACAACATACCTGACAGCGGATATGGCCCAAATTAACCAACTGGTGCAGGGCAATGCGGCGCGAGTAGCGTCTGTTCCAGCTCCTGTTGGCGGCTGGAATGCCCGCGACAGCATTGCCAACATGGAGCCGCTGGATGCGGTTCAACTGATTAACTTTTTCCCGACAGTCAGCAACTGCGTGCTGCGAGGTGGTTCGACGAATTGGGCTACCGGCATGACCGGCCAGGTGCAGACGATCATGGTCTACAACGGCGGGTCCAGCAGCAAGATGTTTGCCGCGGTCGGGACTCCTGATCTTAAATTCTACGATGCCAGCACCGCAGGTGCTGCAACTGCAACCACCGTTACCGGCCTGACCAACGCAATTTGGGAATACATCAACATCACGACGACCGGCGGCACTTATTTGTATGCGGTGAATGGCGTGGACAAGCCGCGGTTGTACGATGGCACAACATGGACCGCCATTGATGCTGCTTCAACGCCAGCTATTACCGGCGTAACGACAACAACGTTATCAAATGTGACGCTGTTCAAGAATCGCCTCTGGTTTATTCAGAAAGACACGCTCAAGGCGTGGTACCTGCCGACCAGTGCAGTCGGCGGCGCCGCGCAGGTTTTGGATCTGTCAGCTATTGCCAAATTTGGCGGGCATCTTGTGGATCTGGATACCTGGACTATCGACGCAGGCTATGGCGTTGACGACAACCTTGTTTTCGTC